TTACGGAAAAGGAAATCGATGACGATGCCCTTTTCGATGAGGAGTACGAAAACGCCTGCGAATTTGAATGGGAGTGTCAGACCGGACGGTAATCCAAAACCATAACCCAAGACCAAAGCCCCGACAGGGGCTGCGGCTCGTACAGCCGCTGTGCTGCCCTGTCCGGCGTAGTTTTGTTTCCTCCGAGTGGTTTTTCCCTTTCTCACAAACGCCCCACACAGGGCAACACGGCGGCTCTGTTTTCCTTGGTGTATGATACACAAGAATGTGCCGAAATTCCTCTGTTTTTTCTGCCTATTTAGCCGCTTGCTATCCTTCCGAGAGTATGGTAATATACAGTTACCGCAAGGGAAATCGAACGGAAAACAGAACGGAGGAAACTACCATGAACGAAAAAATCAGAACCTACTTTGAAAGCATCCGAGAGGCTGCTGAAAATGATGCCAAAAAGGTGAGTCGAGGTACATTGGAGGCCTACTGGGCTTACGAGTTCAACTGCAACAACGATTGCAGCGAATTCGCCTGCAACGAACTGCCCTGGACAACGGACATAAGCGACTTTGTAAAGGCGATGCGTGAGGCAGGGCTTGAAACCATTGCGGTAACAGAAACCAGTACGGCACTTCTGGAAAATCTCCACAAGCTGGCAAATCAGGGCTGCACCATTGACGGACTTTGCAAAGTTACCCGCTCGAACATCTGGGGCAATGTTGAGGAAATTCCTGCGATCCGTATCCGCATGAATTAAAGCGACACAGCCCACACGTTCGCCTGTAACGGCAAGAAAAACGATTCTGAATCATTTTCCCCAACTGTAAAGCAAGCCCACAAACGGCAACGTAGGGCTTGCTTTGGTCAGTTTTTTGCTTGGTCGGTTCACACAATTTTCTGCTCTGATCTTTGTGCAGATTATGCCGGAAAATTCGTTGACTTCTCTTTGGATTTATGGTAATATACATCATGCCGAAAGGCACAGAAACCAACGAAAGCAGGAGGAAAAAACAATGTGGACAGAAGGAAGTATCAAAATCGGAACAAGCGTATTTCACTATTGGGTGAAGCATTACGGGGAGCCTTCCATTTACGGATACGAGGAAGGCAGGGCATCAAAAATCATGTTGAAACGAAACGGTGAGATTGTATTCAACTTTGACAGAGGGCTGGATGTTCCGCCGGCGGATAGGGACACAGAAACTGCACTGGCGATTCTGCTGAAAGAGTACAACTGAACACAGAACAATTCAAAACAAAACCCGGAGCCGCAAGGCTCTGGCGGTCGTACAGAACACAGCAAGCAGCTGATTCCTGCAAGCTGTGACCAAAATATTTTAGAAGGACTTGCTTTTGGCAGGTCTTTTTTGTTGGGTGGTGAATACAATGGCAAAATACAAGCCGACAGAATTCATGGCAGAAGATTCAAGATACGATAAAAAATCAGCAGATTACGCTGTAAATTTTATCGAATGCCTTAGTCATACCAAAGGCACATGGGCAGGAAAAAAGTTTGAATTGCTGGACTGGCAGGAACAGATTATCCGTGACCTTTTCGGTATTCTGAAACCGAACGGTTATCGGCAGTTCAATACTGCCTACATTGAAATTCCGAAGAAGAACGGCAAACAGCTGGCATTGAATACACCGATTCCGACTCCAAGTGGATTCACTACAATGGGAGATATTCAAGTTGGAGATGAACTGTTTGACGAGAATGGAAATATCTGTCATGTTGTTGCGAAAAGTCCTGTTGATTATGAAGAACAAGGCTATAAAATCAGATTTAAAGACGGAGAAACCATAATTGCAGGAGCAAGACACTTATGGACAGGCGAGCTTACAAATGGAAAGGTCAGAAAAACTACCATTTCAACTGAAGATTTATATAATCGTTCCTGTGATTCAAATGGCTGTTATCGTTTTCGCATTCTCATTGCTAAAGCTGTAGATGCTGATGAAAAAGAACTGCCTGTTGATCCATATCTTATGGGCTATTGGCTTGGCAATGGAAATGCTGTAAAGCCGGAACTTACGATTCAAACTTGTGATATACCGGAAGTTTTAGACAGAATATGGCCGTGGCATAAATTGAGAAGACGATGGAAAAATACAGGAGATTCTGAAATATGTCCGGTTCCGGACTTAAAAGCTGTTCTGTTAAACTCGTTTCACGATAAGAAAATACCAATAGAATATCTTCGTGCCTCTATTTCACAGAGGTTTTCTTTGTTACAGGGACTTATGGATTCTGACGGAGCGATCAGCAATGTAAAAGGACAGGGAATCTATACTTCTACTGAAAAGGCACTTGCCAAGAGTGTGAGCGAATTGCTATGGAGTTTAGGCATCAAGAATGCAATTACAACAGCAGTATCAACGCAAAGAACGGATTGGAGTAAACCAAGCAGCGAATGCGGCAGAGTGGAAACAGGAGAAACTTTATATTATGTGAAATTTACAGCTTTCAACGATATGCCAATTGCAGGGTTGAAAAGAAAAATGAAAAATGCCGTTAAAAGGAATCCCAGATCACGCAGTCATTTTCGGTATATTGATTCCATCGAAAAAGTTGAGAATCCGGGAATGCAATGTATACAGGTTGACAGTCCCTCACATCTTTATTGTGTTGGACATTCTTTTTTGCCAACGCATAACAGCGAACTTGCCGCAGCTGTTGCACTCTTGCTTACCTGTGGTGACGGTGAAGAAAGAGCCGAAGTCTACGGCTGTGCCGCAGATCGTCAACAGGCAGCCATTGTATTTGATGTGGCAGCGGATATGGTTCGTATGTGTCCGGCACTGAACAAGAGAGTGAAAATCCTTGCATCGCAAAAACGCATCATTTATATTCCAACAAACAGCTTTTATCAGGTGCTTTCCGCTGAGGCATACAGCAAACACGGCTTCAACATCCACGGGGTTGTGTTTGACGAACTTCATACGCAGCCGAACCGAAAGCTGTTTGATGTTATGACCAAAGGCTCCGGCGATGCGAGAATGCAGCCGCTCTATTTTCTCATCACCACAGCCGGAACGGATACCAATAGCATCTGCTATGAAGTTCACCAAAAGGCAAAGGACATTCTGGAAGGCAGAAAGCATGATCCGACTTTTTACCCTGTCATTTATGGTGCAGATGAATCGGAGGACTGGACTGACCCGAAGGTCTGGAAGAAGGCAAATCCGTCACTGGATAAGACTATCGGTATGGATAAGGTGGTGGCTGCGTGTAACTCTGCAAAGGAAACACCGGGAGAAGAAAACGCTTTCCGACAACTCCGTTTGAATCAATGGGTAAAACAGGCTGTCCGTTGGATGCCGATGGAAAAGTGGGATAAATGCAAGCTCAGCTTTGATGAAGATGAACTTGCTGGTCGTGTCTGCTACGGTGGTCTTGACCTCTCCTCCACTACTGATATTACTGCTTTTGTGCTTGTCTTTCCGCCAACGGAAGAGGATGAGCATTATTACATTTTGCCTTACTTTTGGTTACCAGAAGAAACATTGCCTCTCAGAGTTCGTCGTGACCACGTTCCCTACGATATATGGGAACGGCAGGGATACCTAAAAACTACCGAAGGCAACGTTGTTCACTATGGTTTTATTGAAAATTTCATTGATGAACTGGGACAGAAATTCCATATCAAAGAGATAGCTTTTGATAGGTGGGGTGCAGTGCAGATGTCGCAAAATCTTGAGGGGTTAGGTTTTACGATGGTACAATTTGGACAAGGATATAAAGATATGTCACCGCCTACCAAGGAACTGATGAAACTGACTCTGGAACAGACCCTTGCCCACAACGGACACCCTGTTCTTCGGTGGATGATGGATAACATTTTCATCAGGCGTGACCCTGCCGGAAATATCAAGCCGGATAAAGAAAAATCCACAGAGAAGATTGACGGTGCGGTTGCCATGATCATGGCTTTAGACCGGGCGATTCGATGTGGTGTTGGCGATGCCGGTGCAAGCGTTTATGACGAACGTGATTTATTGATTCTCTGATAAAATGTATCACAATAGTATTGCTTTTTTTCTAAAAAGAGTGTATAATTAAGGAAAGCTGTTAAATCCTATAGAGGAAGTGATACTATTAAGGCAAGCTCGTTTGAATATCGTATGTGGTTGCAATCCCGGAATAAAAAAAATCTTGTTAGACGCACACGATATAAACAATATCAAAAATATTGTAGGACTGCTAAGAAAAGTCTATACTCAAAACAAAATGATTTCAAAAACTTTAACCAGTTGACAAAACGCTACGAATTCAAAGTACCGCTAGATTTTAGCTTTTTGACCAACCCTGAGGAAACCATTAGTTTTTTCAACGAGATGATACTGTTAATTAGAAAAAAAGAAAAAATGCAGTTCACAATATATATTGATATTGCAGGTGTTAAACACCTTACAATTGATGCTCTTATGTATCTTCTTGCAATCATTAACAACATGAGAAATATTTTCAAGCGAAAAGTATCGATTATGGGAAATTCACCTTTGGATTCCGAAATTAATCGACTCTTTAAAGAATCGGGTTTTTTTAATTATGTTAAAACTAACTCTGTTGTCCCTATTTCTAAAAACTCTGATAAAATTCAAATAATAAGTGGAAAAAATAGCGACACTAGGATTGCAAGACAGATTTCAGATTTTGTTTCATTAAAACTTGGACTGTCTAGAAGTGAATGTTCTTTTATTTATATTATGATGATTGAGCTAATGTCAAACACATTTAAACACGCATATAATGGTAAGGGGTTATTCAGTAACAGATGGTATTGCTTTTGTAAATATGATCGCACTGAACAGCGTGTTGCATTTACTTTTATGGATGTAGGCGCTGGAATTCCCACAACTGTACGAAAGAATTTCATTGAGAAACTCGACATTTTGAAGTTGAAGGGCGAGCATCAATATGTTATTTCAGCTCTTGAAGGAAAGTTTCGAACTAATACCGAGTTGAAGTATCGTGGAAAAGGGCTTCCAAAAATTCATGAGACCTGTAAATCTAGAAAAATAATCAATATGAGAATCGTTACTAATAGAGCAGACGTAAAAGATGATGGCGTAAACATTAAGGGTAGCGAGCTTTCTACGTCGTTATGTGGCACATTATATTATTGTGAGTTAAGAAAGGGCGTATTATTATGATAAAAATAAATATATGTGATGATTTCACTGAAACTCCGGGTGCAAGATATCGAAATGAAGGTTCGTATTCAGGCGAAGAATTTCGTGATACAATACTAGAACCTAAATATTGTGAAGCATGCCAAAAAAAGCAAAAATTAGTAATTGAACTTGATGGAGGATATGGGTATGCAACTTCATTTTTAGAAGAAGCTTTTGGTGGCTTAGCAAGAAAGTACCCGAAAAATGAAGTGTTAGAAACTCTCACATTTGTATCTAATGATGAGCCTTCTTTAATTACTGAAATTGAAGAATATATTAATCATGCAAGTGATAACAAAAAGAGGAATCGTTCATGAAGAATAAATTTTACAACATTTGTTTTATAATTGGCATTGTGCTATCAATATTTCTTTTAGCCGTAAATATATATGCAAATGAAGATTTCCTTAAGGCATCATTTGTTCAGTGTCTGCCACTACTTTTTACGTTGGTTATTGTATTTGGTGCCGCTCAGTATAAAAATGATTTCCGTAAGCATAAGGATCATGCAGAACGTATTATTTTCAAACTTCAGGAATTGGTAATAAGCGAAAAATTTTATAAGTTTGATTCTGATCAGAACGAAACAAGAGAGAAGGAAATAAATACCAATAATCGAAAAATTCAAAATTACATAACGATC